TATGACATCCATCAAAAGGAATATAAATGAAATTTTCATCATTTATAGCATATTGTGATTTGTAAATATTTTTATTGGGAAATTCACTTTTTAAATCGACAAAATTAATTCCCTTGATGTAGTCTTTGACGTATAAAAATTCAGGAATTACTGGCCAGGTTACTTCATATCCTTTATCAATAAAAAACCTTGCTGCTTTTTGTAAAAAGAAAATATCACCTATACCAGCTGGTTGATTAAATAATACTTGTTTGTTCATTTTAAATTTCCAACTAAGTTAAATTTAACAACATCTTCACTTAGTCCCATTTCGCGAAGAGACTTTTCCTTTGACTCTCCATCAGCAATACCCATAGTAATCATGGGTTTCATGTTTTCTGGTATTGATGTACCAGGCCATATTGCGTAAGGCGCTCCAAGCATTGCAAGTTTAATCTGGGGTAAAAACACTGGCAATACATTACTCATAAGTATTTCATGATCAAATACTTTAACTCTTGGATTTTTTATGTTTTCCTCGCAGCAATCTATCCAAAATTTTAAAAACTCAATCACTATATCTTTATAAGTTAAATAGATTGGAGATGCTTTTGGATGATTAGCATTTACATGAGGAGGAAATCCCTGATATGCAAACGCCACATCGCATTTATCTTCTAGTTCATCAAATACAGATAATTCAGCATGAATCAAAGAATCAACATCCAACCATATAAATGGTTTCTTTTTTTCTAACAAAACATCCAATAAAAATTTTGGTTTTGCTAAACAGTTTAGACGATATTCTCCACGCGAAGGCAATTCACGAACATCATGTGGTATGTTGTTTTCATTGCAATTAATTCTCAAACGACGAGAATGATCGCTGTAATATGTACGATTGTCTACATCGCAATAAAATGATACTATTTCAGTTTTCATTGATTAATTTAAATAATTGATCATCAGCAGAAAGTAAATTTTTAACACGATTAAAATTATCTTTAACTGCTTCTAGTTTACTGTTATACAAGTCTGGTGTTAGTTGTGATATATCAAACCCTGGTACTAATTCAATAATTCCTTCAGAATTAAAAATATCAGAAATTCCGTCTGGACCCCAATATACAGGAATAACACCTGTTGCAAAACAATCAGTTATTTTTTCAGTATAATATGTTTCATATTTGTCGTTTTCTATAACAATTTGAAACATATAATCATTTAATGCTTCTGACTTATCCCATGTTGTTTTTCCAATACGTCGAGATCCAAGAGCACCACCAAAAAGATCAATTTTATCTTTGAGTTGTTCTGCTACAGAATGTCTGAGAGCATGACCAAAAGCAAATTTCTTTGCAGATGCTACCATTGAAACAAGTTTTGTTTTTGCAAATAGTTGCTGATCTACTGCCCATGGCAAATTACTTCCAGCTGGGCAATATTTAATATTACTTGCTAAACTACACATATTTTTTTCTGAAGTGAATAAAATATCATAAGTTGATGCTATGTTTTGGATATTTGATTCCCATAAATCTCTAGGAAAATGCATAGAATGAAAAATAGCACGGGACTCACAAACCCATGCTATTTTTCTCTCTCCAGGTTTTTTTTGGTATGTCATACCAACACCGATTGCACCGTCTATAAAAACTTTTACAGGATGATCGTCTGTTGTCCAATCAAAAAATTTTGGTTTTAAATCTGAACACGAAGAGTGTTCCACAATAAATGGAGCACCCAATGCTTGCATCTTTTGCATATTCTATATCTCCAACTATATGTATGTCACTTTCCTATATGATATTTAGGAACTAGTGTCCATTCTTTTTTTTCTTTATGTGGTATGATTTTTAATCTTGCTAAAGAAAGTTGTGGTTGTTCATATCGTGTAGAATCCAATGGAGTTATAAGTCCCCATTCGGTAAGAAGTTTTACAATTGTATTTCTTCTTCCTAAATCGTCCTCTGACATATCACTGTCCAGACCATCTAGCACAAACATTTCTTTAAAATGCATAATCGCATATCTACCTCTTTTGTGTAGTATGTGACAAGATTGATAAAGTTTCTTTTCTGCTTTTGAAGAAACTCCTATTCGAGTAAGGGTTTCTTTTACCTTCAAAAAGTCTTCTTCTTTGTTTAATTTTATTTCTACGCCTAGTCCCTCAAAAATATCTTCCGTCATAATATACTCCCATGTTATATTGACAGAAAATATTTATTGTTTTACCGTTTTTGACCACCTTTTTGTACCAGTTCGGTCAATTTATCCATGGGTAGTAGATCCATTACCTCCCGAGCATGACGGTCAGAGTACCCGTAGACCTGCTTTACCACTTCAAGATCTTTACTTTCCTCTGCTTTAATCCACTTAGAAAAACGCTTACGCTTAGAAATAGAATGTATATAGAAATCATATTGTAACTTTTTATCCAAATGTGCCACTTGATTCATACGGTTGGCATAAAAAATTGTATCTGGAAAATAAGATAGACACTTGTTTACCACAAAAGGAACATAGTCCTTTTCGACCTTTGGATCTTTCTCCATAAGGTTTTCTTTGGTTTGGTTAATTGAGTTTAGAAATTCGGATAACATATTATTTAAATGAACAAGACATCATCAATTGAACAAGACATGCCACAAGATTGATCTCCTGATCGGCAACAAATGCCGACCGATACTGAGACTCAGCAATAATTAGGATTGCCTCTGGAATACTCTGATTCTCCAAACTGTCTGTAAGAGAGTCATAGATTTTTCTATAGACCTCCTGGGGCGATCCTTCAGCATTGAGTGCTGCCCAACGACGAACCGTGGCAAAATCTTTATTGCGAAGTGCTGTCATCAGGTTCTTAATCTCTACCTCTGCCACAGAGGATAGAATTCCAACATCAATTGTTCCAGACACACCATATCGCTGTAATTCATTCAAAATCCTACGCATGTCTGGAAAGTGCTTCATGATCAATTGACCAAGCACCTTCTTGTCAAATTTTACACCCTCGCGATTAAGAATATAAGAACATCGCTCCATAACCTTAGCAGCGATTGCTGGTTTTTCTCCAGACGGGAGCACAAAATCTATACAGGTACACCGAGAGTGAATTGGTTCAATAATGCGGGACTTATAATTACAGGTGAGAATAAACCTACAATTATTTGCAAACTCCTCAATAGCACCGCGCAAAGCAGGTTGAATACTATTGGCATTGGAATAATCAAACTCATCTAGGATGACCACCTTTTTTGTATCACCGCTCAGAGATACGGTACTGGCAAACTGACGAATTTTGGTTCTCAGTGTGTCAATGTTTCCCTCTTCAGAGCAGTTAATGATAATCCAGTCACACCCCATTTCATTGCAGAGTGCCTTGGCAACGGTTGTCTTGCCCACACCAGCAGTACCAGAAAAGAGTAAATTTTGTGGTTCTCCTTTAGCAACCATGTCGCTGAAGGTTGACTTCAGCGACATGGGGAGAACACACTCTTCGATAGTCTGGGGACGATACTTTTCAACCCACAGAAAATTTTCAGGTTTCATCATTAAGATCCATAGTTAGAGGTGTTTGCTTCCATGGCATACCAATACTTGACAGGAATGCTTTGATGAACAAACTCACCAACTACATTCTTAGCAAAATTAACTTTGTAATCTCCAGGGAGAATCTTGATGTTTTCCATCTTGAAGTTAAACAAGAAGTCAGGCAACGCATCTCCTCCTCCGACAACAACCTTGTATGAGTTGCTTGTTGGATCAGAAAGATCCGATACCATCGCCACGATCTCGTCATCATCAGACTTAAATGAAAGATCAGGAAGTTGCATTACCGATGCTGCCTTTTGAAGTTCATTGAAGTTCTTCTCAGTAAGATCAATGCTAACATTAACCTCTGGCATGTTGACATCCTTGGTAGGATAAGTCAAGAGTCGCGATTCCGAGTAGTAATAATTTACTACCGAGTCTCCGCCGTTCTTGATCTTAACACTCTTATCACCAAAGTTAAATGTTGGATTGCTAAAAAGACTGACTACACCAAGAAACTTATTGAGATCCCAGATGCCAAATTCAACATCAAAGGTTTCCTCAACGGTAGCAACTGCCATACCAGTCTTAGACGGTGTAATTGTCTTGATTACATTTCCTGGTTTAACAAGAAGATTGGAATTCAGACTTGAAAAGTTTTTTAGAATTGCTAGGGTATTTTTTGAAAATGTCACGGTACTCATAATTTACCTCATAAAGTTGTCTTCAAAATCATCGTCTTCAAAATTGCTTTCAACATAATTTTTAAGTTGCTGCTTTGACTTGTGTTTTTCATGATCTCTCTCCTTACGGGAGACAGATTTTAATTGTTTAGGCGGTTTTGGTTTTTCCCGTCTTGGTTCATCACGGTCAAAGTTAAAATTATTTTTCATATCTTTCCTCATTATACCATAGTTTATTCATAATTCAACCCAAAATTTATTACTTTCTTCCTGAACATAAGTATATAATATTTCAGTAGACGGCACATACCATCTATCTCCTATATTCACATTAACAGGAGAAGGTGGTTCTTGTATATAAAACCCCTGATTTCCTGATAATTCTTTCCAAATATTTTTTGCTTCTTGAGATCCTGGAACAGAAGATGATGTTGGTCTTACAGCAACATAACGTTTACTTCCATATTCTACAGCATCGCCAATAAGATAAAGATATGGTTTACCTTCTGGATCATATTGACGAAACTTACCTCTAAAATTAATATTGTCAGACTTGTTCATCTCTAGTTATATATGATCTTACTAAAATTGTTCTTCTTCTCAAAAGACACAATATTTGAAAACTTGTCAACTAATTGATCTGACTTATGACTAATTACATAAACATTTGCTTTATCGCTAACAATTCTTAAAAGTTTCATAAGTTCATCCATGCCTACGGAGTCTAAAGATGAATCAAATACCTCATCAAGAATTAAAAGATTACAATTTATACTATTTTTAAGTCTGGCAATTTCTCTCCATGCGAGCAGAAGTGCCAGATCTATACGCATCTTTTCACCTTCACTAAAATTCATGTAACTAAAATTATCACGATAACGGGATTTTATTTGTTCATTAAATTCATCGTCAAGTTGAAATTGTACAAAGAAATCCATTGATGACAAAAACTTATTGATGTACTTATTCATGTGGGGAAGATAATACTTGATGATCTTCGACTTCACTCCACCATCACGAAGAAGTTCACCCGCAAGTTCGTGATACATCAGGTCTTCTGAGTGAAGATTTCGTTCTTCTTCAAGAGCAAGTAAACCACCTTCAAGACCTTTTAATTTTTCTTTTTCTTCAACAATATTGTTTTTGATAACTGATTTTTGGGTTGATGCTTCAATTCTTTTAATTTCTTTTTCAAGTAGTTCAACCTCTCTGTTGACACCTTTTACAAAAGAAAGAGATTCTATTACTTTCTCAAGATTCAATTCAAACAATTCAATGTTTTCGGTATTTTCTTTGATGGCAACATTTACTCTTTCAATGTCATCATCTATATTTGAAATTTCATAGTTTGTAGTAAGAATCTTTTCCTTCTTTATTTTCTCTTCAATTGGTTGACTACAAGTTGGACATTTGCAATTTTCTTTAAAAAAAGAAATGTGTTGTTGTTTTTGTTTCTTATTCGCATTGAATTCTGAAATTGCTGAATTGTATTTTTTTAATTTACTTTGACATCCGTTTATGTGTGTTTTGATATTTTGAATATCCAACTCCAATGAAGTTTGTTCATATCCCTTGGAATACATAATACCTTTATGATGAAGAATCTTATCTTGCAG